GAACAACCGCTCTGTGTACATGCTGCGTCCGAGAAACTTTCGAACATCTGCCAAATCACGCGCACCGCGCCTGCCACTCGCGGTTCAGCCGCGCCACGGTGCCCACGAAAGAGAGCCCGTGCCGCCGCTCAAAGGTCCCCCTGCCTGCGCGGTGGTACGCGCCCGGCGCTTGCGTGTGGCAGTCCGCACAGAGCGGCACGCAGGAGTAGTCGGACGCCTTTTGGCTCATGCCGCCGTCCGTCCCGGTATGAGCGGCTTCGCTCCGGCCTTCGACCCCGCAGGCGATGCAGGGCATTTCACGGATCCACCCTAAGTACGCCTTGTCGCGGGGCGGTCCCTTGCGCGTGGGCGAGGCGGTCCAATACCTCAAGCCATGTCGTCTTATGCGGCCTGACGCGGCTGAACCTTGCGTTCAATGCGGCTTCCGGCTTTCTGTTGCGCGAGGCGCAGGTCGTAGAGGTTCTGCAGGTTCAGCCAGAATTCGGGCGACGTGTTGAAGTAGCGCGCTAGGCGGAGGGCGGTATCGGCGGTGACGCCGCGCTCGCCGCGTACGATTTCGTTGAGGCGTGCCGCGCCGATGCCGAGGGCTTTGGCGAGTGCGTTGACGCTCATGTTCAGGGGAACAAGGTAGTCCTCTTTGAGGGTTTCTCCGGGGTGTGGTGGCTGGATCATTTCTCGACATCCTCCTCAATGGTAATCGACGATTTCCACGTCATAGGCTTCCGTGTTTTCCCAGCGGAAGCAGAGCCGGTACTGATCGTTGATTCGGATTCTGTACTGGCCCGCACGTTCCTTGGTCATCGCTTCCAGCGAATTGCCGGGAGACCGGAGGTCATTCAGGCTCCGCGCCGAATGCAACTGGAAGAGCTTCCGAATGGCGGTCTTTTCGATGGCCTGAAACTTACGCGTCCGGATGCCTTTGAAGACTTTCTCCGTTTCGGCGCATCGAAAAGAGCGAATCACAAGTTGATTGTATATCGATAAACGGTAAATCTCAAGAGGAAACTCGCACAAGTCTGCCAAATCACGCGCACCGGCGCCTGCCACTCGCGGTTCAGCCGCGCCACGGCGCCCGCGAAAGAGAGCCCGTGCCGCCGCTCAAAGGTCCCCCTGCCTGCGCGGTGGTACGCGCCCGGCGCTTGCGTGTGGCAGTCCGCACAGAGCGGCACGCAGGAGTAGTCGGACGCCTTTTGGCTCATGCCGCCGTCCGTCCCGGTATGAGCGGCTACGCTCCGGCCCTCGACCCCGCAGGCGATGCAGGGCATTTCACGGATCCACGCCAAGTACGTCTTGTCGCGCGGCGGTCCCTTCCGCGTGGGCGAGGTGGCGCGGCGTTGCGGCTTGCGGCCGTGGATCGCCCAGGCGAGGTACGAGCGGAGTTGGTCTTCGTTGTGCATGATTTGTCAGGAGAGTTGGCAGCGGGCCGGGACCCGCTGCCGGAGTGGAAAGTCTGACTACGCGACGGACGAAAGCTTCTGGCGCTGGATATAGGCCGAGATGAGCAGCGCTTTCACCTCTTCCGGCTTGATGCGTCCCTGGTACAGGGTCAAGCTCCGTTCCAGGACTTGGGAGAAGCTATCCACCAGCGCGTTGGCTTCGTCCACCAGCGCGGTGGCCGGTTGCTTGCGCGGGATCCCGCCGTCAGGAGTGGCAGCCGATGTAGGCGGTTTCGGAGTCGAGCTGTCAGGTGCGTGGAAAACCAGGGTCCCGTTGGGCTGCTCTCCCGCGACTCGCGCGATGGCCCATGTGGCGGGTGCACCGTTCTGGCTGGCGGAGCCTCTGGTGATGGTGAACGACTCGCGCACATTGATGTCGAGTGATTCGATTCGCCCCGCCACTTCGGGGGCCAGGAACATCACCCGGCCATCGGTTAGCGTGAACATCACGCGCTCGCCGTACTGGCCACTGATGGTTCTGCCCTGCGAGTACTTCAGGGCTACGGTTACCGGGGCGTTGGGTGGGAACTCCACCACATCGCGGGTTGGGCGGCTGTTGGTTGCGGTTGCCATATCGTTGATTACCTCCGACCATTTTGGTTTCGGCCCCAACTCGTCAGGAAGGGCCGGACGGGATGTGTTCGGCGGGGCATTGTGCAGCGTGAAGCCTTCGAGATTGTCCATCTCCTCGATGTATTGCCGCCGTTGCTCCGCCGCTTCGTTCCAACAGCGCGTGTGCCAGTGCTCGCGGCCGCTTGAAGTTTGCGCATCGAGCAGCACGATGGATTCGCGGCAACATTCGCACGTCATCTCAGGCCACCCCCAGGTGCGAGGGCGCCGAGGGAACACGTTTATACACAATCACCCAGGAATTTCAGCCCTTCTGTCTGCGGGGGTTTATGCGAAAACTCGCGAGATTGCTGTTTCCCGAAGGCATGCTTACGGTGACGCCGCGGACTCCGGTGCCGGCGCCGGGAGCAATTGTGAAAGTGGCGGTGATCTCGGTCGAACTGGCGACCTTCACATGACTGACTTCGACGCCGGGACCGCCAACAGCGAGAGTTGCTCCAGTCGCGAAGTTCGCCCCAGTAACAGTGACTTGTACACTCGAGCCGGCCTGGCCGCTTGCCGGGTCAAATCGATATTCACCGGGACCCCTTTCTTGGCCGGACGTGCCAAGCCATTGCCTGTAAAGAACAGGTGAAATACAGGTCAGGCGGCACACTCCTGCTTTCCATTTACCGCGTGCTTTCTTGCGGCCGTATTGTGGGTCGCTTTTATGCTGGGGCATTTTACACCGCTGCTCCCAGGGAACGAAACCAACGGTTTCTTTCCCTTGGAACCCTTTCTTCCCTTTCCCACCGCGGGCGATGGCTGGTGGACGGACCAAGAAACAGCGTCAGGCAGCCTGGTCGCCTTTCTGTCAGACTTCATCTCTTGCCTGGCGGCACCCCTCCGACCGATTAAGCCTTCCGGCGCTGCCATCCACTGCCTTGGCACTGACTGCTTCTTTATCGTTAATTCTGGACGATGGTGACGTCGTCTTCATTGGGTGGTGGTCCTTGTTCCAGTTTCTGCAAGCGTCTCTCCATGTCCTGCGTGGTCATGACTTTGGCGTGCTCTGCCAGGATCCGGGAGATGACTTCGCCTTCCTGCGGCGTGATCTTTCCCTCACTGATGGCCGCCATGATGCTCACCATCACCAACGGCACGTCGTCCAGGCCACGGATTGGCGGCAGGTCGAAATGCACTAACCGATCCTTGCCCGGAGGCATCAGTCGATCCAAGCAGAGCCGTAAGGCATGGGTGTCTCCCGCCTTAGCCAGGTCGATGGCTTTGCGGGTCAGTTCGTGCGCCTCTCCTTCGAGCAAGGCTTCCATCAGGAGTGTCGCATGGTTGCGGCTTCCTGGCGGGCGGCCCGAAGGATTGCCGCTGGTCCCCCTCGCAAACTGACTGTTGTTCTTTTTTTTCTCCGTCGACATAAATGGTTCTTCCTATCTGATTGGATTTTGACTTTCTTGGCTGACCTGGGTTGACGAGCGCCCGCGTTCAAGCGTCCTACTTGGCGAAGACTCCAACACCGCAAACAAACCAGGGCGTCGGAGAGTCGCGTTGGTTACCTCATCCATGAGCCGTGTCCGCCGCTGGGAAAGTTTATGAACCTCGAAAACGCTTCCTCTTCGTCGGGCTCCTGATTCTTGACCGGCGCCACCGGCTGAGCGAAGGTCAGGCAGAGGGCGTCCCCGTCGTCGGGGCTCGCCTGGCCGCGCTTCTGCATGTCGGCTTTCGATTCGAGCACTAACTGATTCGAGCGGTTAATATGGTAGCCCGGTCCAGCCAGATCGCTGGCGAGCTTCTCGTCATCCGGAATCGCACCATGCAGAAGCCAGTCCTTCGTTTTATCCCACATGTAAGCCCGCATGTTGGCCTTGGCGCGGTCCGGCGTGTGAACCAACCCGAAGTTGGTTTCACGGACGTTAGTAAAACCCAGTTGGCGCAATCGCTCGTAGATCGGCGACCCGAAAGCCATGTCAATGAACATGGCGGTCACTTTGCGAGTCGGCCGCTCATCGCGCAGGATCTCGGCCAGTTTGCCCACCAGCACCGAACGGTCGCGCGTGTGTTCTCCCGGAATCCGAATTCTGGGAATCGACCGCGCATCCAAGCTTCTGCGGAAGGCGCAGACGTTCCACGCGGCACCGCCGCCGGAAACATCCACGCCGCAGATCAGCGGGTCGTCGGGCAGGCTGAGGGCCGGGCGCTTCTGCGCCGCGAGGATCCGCTCGCGGTCGATGAACTGGAGCTCGTCGGCAGCCGGCGGCAAGCCGCGGACTCGCACGCGAACGAAATCGCTATCTTCGCCGTAGGTCTCGACCCACTCCCCGATGAGGACCTTGTTGGGCAGGGCACAGTCGCGCGAGTCGATCGCCTTATGGGCCCAACGCTCCTGTTCGTGGCCGAAACAGACGCGGTAGAACTTGCCGCTAGAGCGCGTCGGGTTGCCAAACAGGAAAATGAACGGGTGCCCGTCGGTGGTCCCGCCTTCGGCGACTTCGAAAATCTTGTCCGGAACGGCGGAGGCCTCGTCGAAAACGTAGAAGGAGGACGAGGTGGCCGCGTGCTGGCCGGCGAAGGCTTCCGAGTTCTCCTCTTTACAGGTTGCCGGCGCGCAGAACCAACTCTCCTTGGCATCCTTGTGGTACAGCCGCTGGGTGGTGCAGATGAACCACGGCCCCGTGAGACAGAGCTTGTGCCATTTCTGGATGGCCGCCCAGGTCTTGGTCTCCAACTGCATGTAGGTGTTGGCGGTGACCGTCCCCTGCGCGTAGGGGCGCGTCGACATCAACCACAATACGATGAACGCGGTCAGGGCCGATTTGCCGATCCCGTGGCCGCTGGCGATCGCGCGCCGGATCGGTTCCACCGGCGTATGGCCGTCGAAGCCGCGCTCGCGCACCTGAGTCCCGATTTCCTCCAGTTCCTGACGCTGCCATTTGTCGGGCCCGGTGTAGTTTTCTAGCGCCGTGCCCTTTTCCCCCCAGGGGAAGCAGGCTAATACGAAGCCGAGCAGGTCCGCAAAGTACTTCGACACTTCATTGGCGAGCTGCGCGTTGGAGTTACGCGATGTCGTGGTTGCTCTTGCCGCTCCAGACCTTGACGTCGAAGACTCGTGATTATCAGCTATTCGGCCTCGGTTTTCCTCCGCTGTTGGCACGAGTGGGCCGGACGGGTGCGGTTGCTTGTCCCTCAGCCAGCGGAGGTGATTGCGCTCGCGGCCTTCGTGTAAGATGTTCACAATGAGTTGACTACCGCGTGCAGTGTGAGACTTTGACGCCAGCCAACCTTCGTTGGAAGAATCACTCATGCCGTGTGCTTGGCGGTCTTGTCGAACGCGTCGACGCCCTGCCTCGATCCGTCGCAGCAATTTCCTATCGAATGCCGTCTCCGGAGCGGGCATGAACCGTTTCTCCACCTTCTGAAGCCGCCGTTCCCAACTTTTCATTTTCGTGGTCTCCTGGTGGGAGCTGCTTTGGATGCATTCTTTCGTCGCTCCTGGGCAAGTTCCGTATACCGGGCGCAGTCGCCATTCCGGATCGCCGGTTTGCCGCCGTATTGCTCCCATCGCTCGCATATCACACGGTCGAGAAGGCTCGACAGGGTGGGATTGGTTGTTCCGCCGTGCTCCGACCTGCGGGTTCTCGCGGTTGTTGTTTGCCACCAGACGACTCTTGGCTGGCGATTGTGGCCGGCCTAAAACGAGGATCGCCTCTCTTGTGGTTCAAGAAGGAGCAAGGGATGGGACAGTAAGGGAAGGTCGGGGAAATTCCGGACCTCGATCGGATGAGCTTGGTTGCTTGAATGGCGACACCATGCCTTGAACATACCTGGAAAACTCCTCGTATGTCCATAAGAATAAAGAGAAATAAGAAGCCAACGCTTATTTCCCTTCTTTGAGCATGTCGAGAAAGCGGAGCGGACGTGGCTGGCGGCAAGCTCAGTGCCGCCTGCCAGCGGCCGGAGTCAGCCTTATCCAGCCTCGGGTCTCAGGCTCCCCCTGGCCATTCACAAAAACGAACGCTTCGGTTAATGCCCTGGTGAGAGTCTTAGCTTATTTTGTCTTTGGTGAACCAGCCTGCCGCCTTCAGGACCTTGACTGCGGCTTTCTTGACCTGATCCTCTTTGGAAAACTCGCCCGCGATCTCTTTCCATGCGGCTCCGTTCAGGCGACGAGCGGCCCACTTGTAGCGTAGGTCCAGAGGCGCGTTAAGCCTGCGCCCATTCCGGCCAGGACCGCGTCTGCTTTTCGCGGGAGGGATTTCCTGGTCCACACCTGCGGTAACCCAGGACTGGCACAATTTCAGGAAGCCGTCGCGGTGCCGTTGCCAAGCTGCGTCGGCCACCTTTGTCCACTCCTCGGGAGATTGGTGCAGCCGATCGAAAGCAGGGGGGTGGAAAGGTAGCGGGTCATTGGACTCTATATACTCTTTGCGTGCTTCTGGATTCGAGTAGAACCTCCGCACGCAATCGGGCCATTCTCTGTCCGAAATCCCCAACTGCTGGAAAGCTTCGACGATCTGGAGCCGGACCGTGGTTTCGCGGTTCTTCGCGGCAGCCGCGGCTTGCCCCGTGTCCGGTGCTCCTGCATCTTTTCTTGCGTTGCCAGGCGGGGCCTGGTCAAGTGGACTGGCCGGCCCTTTTGGGGCCTCACTAACGATTTCGTTGCGCCTCTCAGGATCCTTCATCGATCACTCCTTGCGCGAAATGCCTTGGCCATGGCCGGCTGCTGACGGGCACAGGAAACCCGCACTGACCCCGCGAAGACTGGTAGCCAAGAGCTCCTTGCGCCTTCTTCCAATCATGCCAAGGGGCGACGGCGAAAACAACCGGGAAAAGCGAGACGGCCGCCGCACTTGCGGGAATGAGCGCGATCTTGCCCACTTCATCCATCCCGTTCGGCGTTGGCCGTCACGTCGCCGATGCGAGCTCTTGGCCTCAACCCCCGCGTCCGCACTGGCAGCGGCGGCCACCATGTTTATTTCGTGCTCTACCGCAACCCCAATCCAGATGGGGCCGATGTGGTGAACACCATCCAGAAGATGGCGCAGAAGCGCGCCCTGGTAGCCGCCACGCTGATTGCGACGAGCGCGTCGGAGTTCTTCACCCCGGACGTCGAGGATGCTGATTCCTTCGGGCGGAACATCGACACCGGTTCGCATCCGCGTGGGCCGCGGGAAACGCTGGAGTTCGTACCTGACCGCAAGCTGGACGACCTTCGGGCGAAATCGCCTGTCCCAGTGGAGCCCGATGCGGGTGTGAAGCCCTGGAGAAACTTCGGGGACATGCGGCGGGTGTTCGAGGAGGTGCGGGAGCAGGTGGGAGAGACCCGGTATCTGGAGGAACTGGGACGGGCCGGCGTCCAGAACCCGGGTCAGTTCCACTCGGCGAGTAAAGCCTTGGAATGCTACTGGCGTCTGGCGCGCATCGCCGCGCAGCCGGAGGTGGCGTGATGGCGGCCCTGGCCGTAGTTCCTTCGCCGGCGGTTACGGCGGCATCGCTGTATATGATCGAGGATCACCTCGCAGCACTGATCGAAACCGCCGAGCTGGTTTCCGCGGAGCAGGAGCAGGAGTTCCGGGCGGAGTTCCAGGCCGCCCTGACCGCTGCCGTGGACAAACGCGACCGGGTGGGTCAGTTCCTGGCCCATCTGGAGCAGCAGATCGGCTTTGCCAGGTACGAGATCGACCGGCTGAGGCAACGCAAGGCGACCTGCGAACGGGCTCTGGCACGGCTGGAAAACTATGTGATCGGGACCATCGAGGGCCTCGGAACGGACAGCAAGGGGAAGTATCCCAGACTGGAGGGAAAGACCACCACCTTCAGCCTGCGCGCCTGTCCGCCGTCGGTGGAGGTTACCGACGAGTCGGCCATCCCTGCGGAATACCGGATGCTTCTGCTGAAGCTACCGGCGGTGACGTGGGAGCGGTTGCTGGATGGGCTGGAGATCGAGCAGCGCTCCGCGGTTCTCGAACAGGTGAGCAGACCCGAGGTCAGCGTGGACAGCGCCAGAATTCGCTAATTAATCGAGCGCTACGCGCGGAGCGCCGAAGTTCTTCAGAGGAACAATCCGGGCTGCATATGGAACATCTCGCCCAGCTTGCGCGCCTGAGCGGCACTGATCGGTCGCTTGCCCGTCAAGGCCTCATGTACGTGGCTACGCTGGCCAAAGACGGGCAGCAGATCCGACGGCGTTTTGCCAGAGTGTTCAATGAGGAATTGCAGGCGTTCGGCCGGTGTCGAGCCGTCCGGGGGCATCCCGTGCCGGCGGTCGTAATCTACAACCAGGAGCATCAGTAGCCGCATGAGTCGCGTTTCTTCGGCAGAGCGGCGGCGGCCTTTGCCGACCAGATCGCCCAGACGGGCGCCGATCATTTCGTACTGTTCATCGGTTTCGATGACCTGAGGTGCGGTCTCGATCAAGAGCTGTTCGTAGGTTGTCGCAGGCATATTTGGAACCCTTTAGAGCTGTCTTCGATTGTTCTGCGCGTGCGTCAGAACCTCTTGGATAACGAGTACCTGTTCCATGAAGTCCACGCGGGCGATGAGTCGATACTTGTTGCCGCCGATGTCGAAAATCAATGTTCCCGTGGATGCCGCATAGTCGGTAGCCGGGAAGGTGTCTTTAACCCCGGGGAAATGTGACCAATTGGCAGCTACCGCGATGTCGAGAAAACGTTGCAACGGCTTTCGCGCTCCGGGCTACTTCTTGCCGAACTTCGCGAGAGTCGCTCTCCCCGCTACCGTCATCTAGATATGTTCCCAGTTGTGGGAACTCAGGTCAAGCGAATTCTCGGCCTGCCTCCAAAGAATCGCGCCACTTCGCGTACAGCCTTTTCACTTCGAGATTGTCCATCTCCTCGAGGTATTGCCGCCGTTCTTCCGCCGCTTCGTTCCAACAGCGCGTGTGCCAGTGCTCGCGGCCGCTGGAAGTCTGCGCATCGAGTTGGTGAACTTGCGCGAGAAGAGATCACGTTGCTAACATTTCGCTTGCAATGTCAATAGCATTTTGCTAGTATCTAATTGTGAACGTCATCAGCAAGCGCAACCTGTTTGCAAGAACAGCTAAGCATCCCGATGCCACAGTCGCTATTCAAGACTGGTTCGACGCGGCGAGCGCTGCAGAATGGCGCAACCTTGAAGATGTCCGCCAGACCTATCCGGCCACCGACATGGTCGGTATGCTGGCCATCTTCAACATCAAAGGCAACCGCTACCGACTGATCGTGCGAATGGCCTTCCAATACCAGCGAGTCTATATCAAGGAGTTTCTGACTCACGCTGAATACACCAAAGGAGCATGGAAAAAATGGCTACGCTAACCGAAGCCGTCTACGGCAAACTTCTTTCCCAGGCCCGGCCCCGCGTCATTAAGACCGAAGCCGAAAACGAGAGGGCGCTGACGGAACTCGAAGCGCTAGATACTCTGGGGCGTCCCCTCACGCG